CTGACCGATGACGCCACAGATCCCGTGGTCCTGATGCAATGCAGGCCAGATCTCTGCGGCCAGTTTTGCAGGGTTCGGGTTCAGAAAGCCGTTCTCCTCGCATGCCATTGTCGCGATGGACATGATCTCGTCGAGGTCTTCGGGAACGGCAATGCGGATCTTCAGTTCGTCGCTCATGTCAGTCCTTCTTTGGTCCGGGAAGTTTTTCAAGGGTCCGTACAGTCTTTGCGCGCATCGACTTGACGAAATGGTCGAGCACCTTGTGTCCGAGATCGAGGTCGCCTTGGCCCGCCATGCGGACCTGCTCCGGCGACAGGACGTATTCGCCGCCCGCCGCGACAATCGGCACGCCTTCAACGTCACCGCCTGCGGCCCGCGCTACGGGTTCGCCGTAGGGGCCTGCGCCTTGTCCGTAGGGGGAACCGCTCTGGCCGTAGGGTTCGCCGCCAAACACGCGCCTCATGTGCTTGAACCCGGCCATCGTGTTGCCTTCGCCCATCGCGCTGATGATGTCAGCCGGGATGACGTAGGACCCGCTTGGAACGTGCATCGGCAGGTGGTCGGTGCGGCCCGCCACGCTGCTGTGAATCGGCCCAACATGAAGTTTGCCGTGCGGCGCGTGCATGTGCGGGGTATGGGGCGCATGGGGCGGGTGCGGCAAGTGCGGATTGTGCATTTTGTGCATCAGCCCGCCGCCGGTTGCGTAGGCCATCCGGCCTGCCTGCTGGTCCGCGTTGAACGTCGCAGCCGGGTTGGCAAGCGACAGATCTTCTCGCGGTCCGCCGAATCCAAAGCCGGGAGAGGACATGCCCGGCATTGATGAAGGACCCTTGCCAGTGGCCGTAGGAACCGACGAGGACAGTTTTCCGGTCGCAGGGCGGGTTGGGGCATGGGATGAGGTCGCAAGCCCGCCAGCGGGCCTCCCAGCGATTCCCATGTGCGGATTCGGCGTCCCGGTCATCGCGGGCGAGTTCAGTTGCATCGGTGTGGAAGTGCTGCCGCCCATTTTTGCCTCACGAGAAACTGACTGTGACGACCTGACTGGTGCCGGTGACGACCGCGATACCGAAGTTCGCAGGCAGGTTCACAGGATAAACCCCAACCGCCTCTGGAATCACATAGATCGGCCGGGAGAGCGGGGTCAAGGTGTTGCAGTCGTAGACAAGCCCGGTCGTTGATCCAGCGGTCGTCACGCTGATCACCGCAACCCGACCGGCGCTGTTCTTAACCAACTGAGTGCCGGTGAAGGCAGCAAGGTTCTGAGCGCCTGCGACGTTCAGGTACGTCTGCGCCTCGTTGTTCAGCGCCGTGACGATGTTCTTGAGAGCGGTCAGTATGTCGCCGGGTGAGACGTTCATCAGAATTTACCGTCCTGCTGTAAGCGATAACGGTTGTTTCCGATTCGCCAGAACGAATCCAGATCGTTGCTTTCAAACAGCAGCGAAATCAACCGGCCTCTAATGCGCGGCGAAATGAACGTCGTATTGACGGTCAGAGGGTAGGGTCCGTATGAAGTCGTCGGGCCGCTAGGATAGTCTGCAACGATAAACGTCAGATTGACTGTTGCGTTCTGACCATCGTCATATAAGCCCCACTTCATATCGGGCCACCACTGGTCGATGAACGTCTTCACATCGCCATCAGACAAGGCAAACCATCCTGTCTGGAAACTGCTGAACATCGGGTCGGTGTCGGCGTTGAACAAATACTGACCATTGTGGTCTTCATGCTGATAGATGTATTGGCTGTTCGGGTCGTACCCAATCGGCGCTCCAAGAATCGACTGATCGATCCAAGCAGAGCGCGACAAGTTACCGAAATCCCATTGCATCAAGACTGTGTTCAGTTTTGCGTAAGAGTTAATCTCGCCGTCATTTGCAAGACTTGGGAAGTACCAAGTGATTTCGCCGAATCTCGAGTTGACCGCCACTCGAATCTTGTCGAGATTTGAAGTGTCGAGGTCTTGGAAGATGAAGTCCCATACCGGGCAGAACACCGGCTGCACGCCCGCGCCAGTCAGGCTGAAGAACTGCGACGGCCCCATCCAATAAACGACACCGCCAATCGACGCGATTGCTTTCTTGGCGATCAGCCCGCAGCCGGTGCCAAGTTCATTGAACGAGTAGACGTAGGGAGGTCCGATGTACTGCATCGACCAGCAGCCGATGTCGGTCAGGATGATTGCTTGCTGCGGACCCTGAATCGCGCCGACGATCCGCGATCCTTTGGTGATGCGGTAGGACCCGGCCTGATTGGTGACCGTTGCAGCCCACACGTTGAAATTGCCGACATCAGACCAGCGAACCAGTAGCGGATCGAGAATGCCGGTTTCGGTTGACCCGTAAGCCACCAACTGCCGCTGCGGCATCGCGACGAACACTCCGTAGTTCACCGGAGGCGCGTTCGGTATTACCGTAGCGGTCGGAGCGAACGTCTGCGGGTTCCACTGATAAATCGGCTGGTAGGGCGTGTTGTTGACGGTGATCGTGCCGAAGGTGTTTACAACACGATCAGGAATGGATGCATTGAGCAAAATTCCAATTGCATTAGGAACGACCATATTGATTGTCGTTGAAGAAACCGTTTGCTCCTGACTGATCGTCCAGACCAATCCACTGCCAGCGACAATCGTCGTCCCATCGTAAACTCCGGTCCCTTCGATCATGTACCCCGGAAGGATGGTTCCGCTGGCAATGGCAGTGACCGTCATTGTCGTTCCGCTGATTGAAGCGGTGAATGTCGCCAATGGGTGCTGATCAACTGTGATGTAAGTGCCGTTGAGGCTGGTCGGTATAAATCCTGAAAGGGTGACCGATGTGCCTTCTTCGATGTACAAGATCGATTGCGAATACTGAGAATATCTTACGGTGATGGGATCGCCTGCGGCTGGAACGCCCGTCCAGAAATCAATGTAATACGCTTCCAAAATCGTTGGCGGGGCAGTCGGGCACGCAATCAGGATTTCGCCCCAATTATCAAGCGTCCAATCCCGAGCGGAAATAGGGAATCCGGGGAAGGCGGCAGTGTAGGCGGGGCCAACTCCGTATTCACCTGCGCCGTAGGCTCCAATGCCGTATCCCGAAGTTGCTGGCTGAACTCCGGTGCCGAAGTTGAAGATGATGCGCGCTTGGTTGTTGTTGAGGTTCCCAGTTGTCGTTTCGGAAGCGATGTTGTTCGCTGTAATGACAAAACTGTTGGCGTCGTTGATTGTCTGAACAATGTAATTGCCAAAAAACGTGATGCCGCCAATGACTGTTTCAGCAAGCACCGGGAACGTGCTTCCGACCACATAACCGTGATTGTTCAGAGTGACGTTGACGGTGGACGAGTTGATCGTCACCGAGAATAACGGCAAAGATCCGCCGGTCGCAGTCGCACTGGCTGCGAGCAGATTCCCGAGAATGTCTGTCGAGACGATCTCAAAAGCACCGCCGCCGCCATATCCTTCCGGCACGCAAGGGTACAGACCAAAAAGCACGATGCCGCCGATGCTGACTTGGGTCGGAATGTAGACAGATCCGAAGACAGAAGCATCCGGCACGTTGGGATCGGTTATGCCGACAATCGGACTACCCGATGTCGTTGAAAATCCCGGCGTGAAGTTGTCGATGTACTGGTACGGCGTGATGTTCTGTTGAGTCGATCCATCAGCCGGAATGACGCCAAGTTCAGAAACAAAGTTAGCATCGTTTTCTGTGCCGAAGGCGAGTCGAGCATTGCTGTCAATGTCTTCCCATGCCCACAAGGCGCGAATAATCCGTTGGATCTGGAACGGCGCGAACTTTATCCAGCCGCCCAGTTTCTGGATCAGGCCGATGCCGTTGCGGTCCGGGATGAAGCGGATCAACTGAGAATAAGAAATGCCCGCTTCGTTGAGTGCAGGCGTCTCGTTTAGGTCAATTCCCGGCTTCAGTTTGAGGGACGCATGGGGCATGGACTATCTCGTCGGCGTCGCCACGACAGACGGCGAGCGCGAAGACCATGCCGACGCCTCAAACTTCTTGCGGTACTCCTCAACAATCGCGCCCTTGAGAAGCGCCTGATACTGGCTCTCGTAACTGACTGCCATCGACGGGTCGTCGCTTTGGCGTCCGAAGTTACGCTGGAAGGCGCTGATGTAGATCATCGACGCCATGATCAAGAGATCCGGCAGGTAGGTGCTGATGAAGGTCGTCTTGGTCGCGGCGTCGGTTGAGTTCGCATACTGGTACAACGTCGGCAAACGGATCGTGCCGGTGACGCTGACCGTGTAGGCATTGTTCGGGAAGGGACCGACAATGATGTTGTTGTAGGTGTCGCCGCCGGTCAGCAGGTCGCCACCGTACATTGCAAAAAACGTCGGAATGCCGACCAGAGCCGAGTTCCCGTAGACGTTCTGCAAGAATTCCTTGGTGACCGGCCGCATCGGGTAGTTCAGCCCGTTCTGCACGACGCCGACCGTCTGAATGGTCACAAAGTCGTTGACCGAGATCTGGAGCAGGTTGCTGCCGAAGGTCAGGGTATAGGTGTTGCTGGTCTGGGACGGCAGCAGGTCAAGATCCCGCTGGATACGCAGTTCTGCGTAGTTCAGCATCTGCGGAATGATCTGGTTGAACGCATCGTCCACGCCAACCACGACACCGCCGACCGTCGTTGTGTTGACGACAGCCATCGTCCCGATCTGCGAGACGTAGCCGTTATAGGTCAGCGGTGTGGTGTTTGGGGTGGACATCGTCACTCCTTCGAGAACAAGGCCGCTTCTGCGGCCCTGCGCCGAGTCAATCCCGGCAACTCTTTGCCGCCCGCCTTGTTCCAGCGCGCAAACTCCATCGAGGCACCTTCAAAGTCGCCTTCGTTGACTTTCTTGAGAAGCGTCGAGTTCATCAGGTTCCCGCCGCCCGCGTTGTAGAGATC